CGTGGGAAGTCAGTAAATTAGTATTTTTTAAGACGTCTTCATATTTAGCATTTATGTCGTCAACAAATTCTTGTGGGATTTTGTACTTGCAGACTATCCTTCCAAATACAAGCATTTTGTCGTGAAGTTTATTTTTCATCGTTTGTATATTCCCATATTACCAGAGATAATGACTCTTTCATTTTTAGAGTTAGTGGTGGGAGCACTATGAAGGAGCCCCGCTGGAAAAATTACTAGTAGTCCTACTTCGCTTTTAACCCAAACATCGGATACATAGCTCATTGCGTGAGGAGCATAAAATTCTGTTCCTCCGATGGAATTTAAATATAAAACAGATCCACAATTATTAACTTGCGGTGCGGCCAGAGATCCGCTGTTATGAAAATGCTGTTTGTGATATCCTTTTTTATTATAAATAGCCGTCCAGTAATTAATTAATGTGTAAGTGTAGTTATTATTTTCAAAATAGTTTTTTAAGATCATCGTTAATTTTTCATATTCATGCAATGTTACGGGATGGCGATAATCAGTGGCGTACTCGGTGATGTCTTGTTCGTTTCCTAAGGTGTCATTATTATAAGCTTCAGACCGCTTAATGATAGAATCTCTTTTCTCCTGATACTCATCCAGAAGAGGGGTGATTTCCTCTCTTTGAAATTGGAACTTTCTAATGGGGATACCAAAAAAAACTGTTTCTTCAAATAACATTATTTCTTCTCTTTCTGTTTCATATTTTTCTTTCTTTTGTATATCCAACCTCAAAATTAGCGATGAAAGTTACACGAGTTTTATTAGATAGATTAGGGGTAACGGCATGCAGTAAATTCCCATTGAACATTAAAACAGATCCATTTTTAATTTTTAGGGATTTTACATCATTCCTTGTTGTGGTCTTTTCTCCTTTTTTAGCTAATTGGTAGCTGTCATTCTTTATCCATAATAAATCTGCTCCCGTTTCTTCTACATCTACAGCATAAACAAGAACTAAATGAGATGGATGAACGTGAGGAAGAACGTGGTCATTTTTTTTTAACCAATTGATCCAACATTCTTGTAGTCTTAGGATAGGGGCATCAAAATTTTCTTTCTCAATAAAAATCTGTATAATTTTTTCTAATTCCTTAATCAAAGATTGAAGAATAGGATAGCGAAGATGAGAATCCCATGCGGTTCGTCTACCCATCACATTACATGCTTCTTTCGGTATTGTTGTATGCTGATGGATTTCCTTATTGTCTTCCACGGTAATAATATTTTTAATCTTTTCACTCCAATCTTCGTGAGCTGGCATTACAAAAGAATATATATCATCGGTAAAAATGGTATGTTTCTCAATGTTAATCATCTATCTTTCTTTGTCATATTCTGCGTCCCTTCCGTATCACATTTCCTTTGTCAAGAGAACTATTATCCTATAAATATCCATATATTGATCTGTGTCAAGTATGGAAGAAATTAAGAAAATTTATATCGCCACCCCGGCATACGGGGGGATGTGCCATATGGGATATCTCCATTCCTTGATTCAAACTCAAATGATGTGCGTGGCTGAAAAAATCGCCATGTCCTACAGCAGCGTGACTAATGAATCTCTGATAACCAGGGCGAGAAATACCTGTGTTTCGGAATTTTTAAATGATGACTCAAAACCTGCACCGACCCATCTAATGTTCATAGACGCTGACATTCAATTTGATCCTGGGAGCATTAAACGAATGCTTAATTATGACAAGGACGTAGTATGCGGCATATATTCCAAAAAAGATATTAACTGGGATTTGGTCTATAAGACTACGAAGGAGCACCAGGAGAAGAAAATCAAGGACAATGACCTCCTTTTCTCCTCTTCCCTGGACTATAATCTTAATTTTAAAGATCCTTTAAACGTGGTCATAGATAATGGTTTTGTGGAAGTTCTGGACGGACCCACAGGATTTATGATGATAAAACGAGGGGTGTTTGATCGCTTTAGAAAAGCATATCCAGAGTTGCAATATAAGACAGATCAACTTATAAATAGTGAAAAATATAAATCGAAGAACACTTGGGCGTTTTTTGACACAATGATTGATCCAGAGGATAAGCGTTATTTATCTGAGGATTACGCTTTTTGTAGACTATGGCAGAAAATTGGTGGTAAAATATATGCTGACATTAAAAGTCCACTTACTCATTGGGGCACGTTTCCCTTCAAGGGTCATGTAGGGACGCGATTTAAATCTAAAGAGGAGTATAATGCCGCTAACAAAAGTAAACTTCAAGCCAGGAATAAATAAGCAAGACACGGATTACGGCGCGGAAGGGGGATGGACAGACGCTGATTTTGTCCGCTTTCGTTATGGACTTCCTGAAAAATTGGGAGGATGGGCCGAAGCCACGACAAGCACTCTCATTGGCATAGCCCGAGCTCAATTTTCTTGGTTCACCCTGGATCAAAGCCGTTATACGGCTCTTGGCACTAATAAAAAATTATATCTTGTATCGGAAAGCAGCGTCTTTGATATCACTCCTATTCGCTACACAGCTGCGGCTGCCACGAGCGCCTTTACAACGACAGCTTCCAGTGACGCGGTTACCTGCACGGTAAGCGCCCACGGAGCTACGGCTGGTGATTTCGTCACCATTTCTTCCGTCTCCTTGATTCCGGGATCAAGCAGCCTGACCGCTTCTGATTTTGAGGGAGAATTTGAAGTTCAATCAATAACTGATGCCAATAATTTTGTCATTGATTTAGAATCAACGGAAACAGGCTCAGCTTTCGCTACTACGGGAACAGGAACATTTGCATTTCAAATTAATGTTGGACCCGCGGTCAGCGCCCTGGGATATGGATGGGGCACGGCGACCTGGGGAGCCAGCACGTGGGGAACAGCTCGAACCACTTCCACCACTGTCATTCAAGGGGCCAACTGGTCTCTGGACAACTGGGGAGAAGATTTAATCGCGACCTTCAGGGACGGAGCGACATATCAATGGGACGCGTCTGGTGGCACTGGAACTAGAGCCGCGCGCCTTACTAATTCGCCTTATCTTTCCCGTCTTTCAATAGTTTCCGTTCCGGACAGGCATCTCATATGCTTTGGAACACAAACAACAATCGCCACAAGCGGCAATCAGGATGATGTATATTTCAGGTGGGCGAGCCAGGAAAGTCTGACGGACTGGACGCCTACCACGACTAATACATCAGGAAGTTTGCGTATTGGAGATGGGAGCAAAATTATCGGAGCGACAAAAAGTAGAGGTGCCATCCTTGTATGGACGGACACTTCTCTTCACAGTCTTCAATTCATCGGTCCTCCCTATACTTTCGGACTTCAGCAATTAGGAGCTAACTGCGGACTTGTAGCGCAGCACGCCTGCGTGGACGTAAAAGGCGTCTCCTTCTGGATGAGTCAAAATGGATTTTTCATCTATGATGGCGCCGTTAAGCAACTGGGCTGCACGGTTCAGGATTATGTCTTTAGCACGCTGGACCCTTCAGGTCAGAATGACATTTACTGCGGCGTCAACACGGATTTTCATGAAGTGATTTGGTTTTATCCAGACACGACCTCCTACAGCAATCTCATTAACAAATACGTCATTTATAATTACGTGGACCAGGTATGGACTGTTGGAACGATGGACCGAACAACGTGGTTTGATCGAGGAGTATATGCTTACCCTTATGCCACTCAATATCTTCCTAACAGCACGACCAATGTGACGCCAACCATCACCGGAGATCTCAGCAACGGAGTCTCCACTCTGTTCTCTCAGGAGAACGGATATAATGGAAACGGCTCAGCCATCACGGCGACCATCACATCAGGGGATTTTGACATCAGCGATGAACAAGCCGGCCTTGTCATGGCGGTTCGAAAATTCATTCCTGACTTTAAAAATCAAAGCGGAAATGTTAACGTCATAATGCAATTCAAGAACTACCCGCAAGGATCGGCGTCCAGCAACAGTTCCAATTCCGTGGTGGAGACAACTACCACGCACATTGATCTGCGAGGGCGCGGACGGACGGCCAATGTCCAGTTCTCCAGTGATACAACGGATTCTAATTGGCGCTTTGGCACGTTCCGATTGGATCTGCAACCAGATGGAAGAAGATAATGGCTAGAATTAATATAACCAGATTCCCCGATGCGACACCGGAATATGATCCCGTGCAGTTCAATGCGCTCATTCGTCTGTTGGAGCAGATCGTTAAAAGTTTAAACACAACCTATCAATATGACCTGACTTCGGAAGCCGAGGCGCAATCATGGTTTATGGAGCATTAAATGGCTAATTCCTATGTGAACAGCGGCAAGGATCTCGATTCCACGGATTTAACGGTCGTGTATACGTGCCCGAGCGATACAACAGCCGTCATTAAATCCATTCACTTGTGCAATGACTCTGGATCCGACGCGACAGTGGACATCACCTGGACGGACAACAGCAACGCTGACGCGATTATCGCCTGGTCAAGCGACTTGACGGTGAGCGCTAATTCCCAAAATGAAGCCTTAGCCCCTAACGCCACTAACATTTACGGTCAATCTACTTTAGTTTTAGAGGAAAATGATATATTAAAAATACAAGCTAACGTGGCTGACCGTGTTCATGTGACCGCGGCTGTCTTGCAAGTTGATAACTTCAAGCGCTTCCGGGAAGCGGGCACCACTGCATAAAGACTTGAAATAGGAGTAAAAATATGGCAATTAAAGAAGACGCAAAAATCATTGGATACAGGGACATGGATGGTAAAAAAGTTCCCATTATCAAATGCGCTACGGAGACGAAAATCTATCATGCGGACTCAGGAAAGGAGTATGATAGCGAAGAAGCTGCAAAAGCAGACGTAGACGATCCTGCAACATCAACCACTACTGCACACATCAAAAGGGACGTGAAAATAGCGGTTGCGAAACTCCACGATTTAATAGGAGCAACAAAAAATTAACATGGATCGTACATGCAACAAACAGGAATAGAAACACTACAACACGTCGCGTCCTCTTTAGGAGGACTTGGTCGTTACGGGGACACCTATATGATTCACGCTGCCGAAGGGGAGACCGTGATACCTATGGAGATCCTGGACCGCGACCCGCTGCTCAAGGAGAGATTATTTGATTCCATGCGTGCAATGGGCGTTGACCCGGAACGCTACATCGTCGGGAATGAACTAAACTCTTTAAACCCGCTCACCGGACAGCCGGAATTCTTTTTCAAGACAATCAAGAAACTTTTAAAAAGTCCCATCGCCCAAGCGGCCGCGGGAATGTTTCTACCAGGTTACTGGGGCATAGCTGCCGCAGGAGGTATGGAAGCTCTTGGAGGAGGCGGAGGCAAGGACATCATGCACGCCTTGGCCAGAGGAGCTGGCGG